GGCAAGTATCCAGGCTTGGGGAGGGATGGAAGGTCACTTGTTCAGGCTCATCATCCTTCGTATAAGCGTCCTCGCGTAGTTATCTGGACGTGCTGTAAGTGCCATCACCGAGAACACCAATGAGCGGCTACATCTCATTTTCACCGAATAGCTTTAATGGTTCGAAAGAACGTCACCTCAAGTCAACTAAACGAGGTAGTGAAGGTAAGGCGTCCGTATTCCGCTTCGATGGACGCGCCTACACCCTGAAGGAGTGCCTTCACATAACCGGCATGGAAGAAGAGGCGTTTAGGAAGCGCGTGTCGTACCTTAAGAAGCGGACGAAGCTAACGGGTGTTGCATTCACATGGAGCGACTTCAAATGCAAGTGAAGTCTTAGGTTCATAAGCTTCGCAAGACCCATCCGTGGCGAAATTCCATTCCTCTCAACCCACCCAAAGAACCTAGAAAGCTTCCAAACCACAATTTCAGGACGATACCGAAATGATTATTCGACCTGCCAATTTGGTAAAAATTTCCTGTTCTGAACCGAGGTATCGTATGTTTGATCTAGATAAGCTAATGATGGCAGCTATTGTTGGCGTAGTGATCGGACTTCTTTTCTTCATGGTCAAGGCTTCCGCTGATGAAAAGCACAATGGGATACCTTCGCTTCATCGCATGCATGCAAGATAGTCTCTAAGTCGTCCGGAGACACATTGGTATCACCTACAGTAAGTAGCAAAAGAAATATAGGTTTTGCAACTACTTACGTGCCAGGAAAGACCGGGTATCTTTGCAACGATGGCGTCACCTACTACCGATAAGGACTTCGAAATGCGCGCCCGATATGACATCTACTGCGACGGCCTAAAGGTGGCTTCAGCCGAAGGACCGGAGGAAATGGCTGAACGAGAAGCTTGGCATTACGCTTGGCAGTACCAAGAAGAAGGAATTGTGAAAATCTACAAGGTTGAAGGTCGAAAGAAGATCGAACTTGTAGATTAAAGGGAGCGCTCCGGCCAGATGAGAGCGCCCCTAAAGAGGATAGCCCGGAGCGATGCGATATTCGGCCTAGCTTTTCAGCTGGGCCTCTTTTTGGGTGCAGTCCAGCATTTCTGAGCAACGCCATAGCGGTCATGCGATAGAATGGACTTCAAGGTCTGGTCGCTCATGTGCTGAGCTTCGTCAGCATTGACGGTGATAGGCTCCCATCCCTTGCAGACATCAAGCTTAACGACAGTCCTAACGCACCCAACCATCGTCCCGAAGCTGGCCGAGAGCGCTATTAGGGTCAGCGTTAGCCACAGTCTGCGCAGGCGCTTCCGGAAGTTGAGCAACCGTCTGGTCAATGTCATGGCGCGTCTCCACGGCCTGAGCCGTATGTGTGGCGATCTGTGCGTCTTGGGTGGCTTCGTCTACTTTGGCCTGGTTGGAGGCTTTGCCTGATTCGCGGCCTTTGAGGAAGATGGCTAGAATCCCAGCTCCGACTACGGCCAATCCGATCAGCCAACCCCATATCTTAGAAAAGATGGCGCTCATGGCTCGATACCCGCTAATGCCAGCCCTTTAGAAATCACCTCATCCGAATAAGGCTGATGACCATTCTCGTGAAAGATGATGGCCTTAATGACGTTCTTACAAGTCGTGTAGGCGGCCAAGTCAGTCAATTCGGTAGGTTCGATGCCCGTACGGAGAGAAACGTCATGCACGTAAGCATCGGTTTCATTCTCGTTGGGAGGCGCCCAGCGGTGGACAGCGTCTTCGATGGTATGGATTCCAGCCGCCTTGTAGGAAAGCAGAATCTTAGCCATCGCCCTGATACCGTACTCAGGCGATACAAACGTGCAGAACGATGGATCGTCCTGCGTAGGCGCAAGGCCAACCCAAGGATCGCCGTGACGAATATTGCCCGGATTAAAATTTCTCAGACCGCGTGTCGTCACGGTTGATCCTTCGACTTCTGCCGGTAGTGCTTAGCCGCCAATCCCACAGCCGCAAAGCCATACATCACATGCTTGGCACTCGCCGGAAGGTCGGCATAGCCAATCCAACCGGCAAGCACGTTGTACAAGTCAGGAAATGGCGCGAGTACCACAAAAACCCACGTAGACGCCTGCTTCCAGACAGCCTTGACATCGGAGACGATGATATCGCGCCAGTTCATGGATTATTCCTTATGACAACTCGTCATGGCGTAAAGCCAGCCATGAGCGAAGTCTTCAGATGGGAAGCCGTGGCCGCAGATATGACCATCGGGATTGACTACCGAAATGCTACCGTCGTTGGTGGCCACAGTAGCGGCCTTCGATACAACGACCTTGGGGTTAATGATGATTGGCGTGCTGATTTTCCTTCTCCTTTTCTTGGTCAATTTTCTGCTTGATTTCAGGCAGAATTCGGAAGATTGAGTTGATATAGTCGTCGTCTCGGTCTTGCTTGCGACGAATCTCATTTACATCTTGCCCCTGCTTTACCATTTCGGCAGCGGTTACCGCCTGCCTATTGGCTTGAGCGATGTTAAGTCCTGCCAAGAAGGCCACCATGATTAGGGCTATCAAGACACCCCATCCGCCAGCGTTAACATTGATCGTCTGTGTGTTCGTGCTTGAATTCTGCTGATCCCGACGAAGCAAGAGGATAAGCTCGCTCAACTCGTTAAACGCCTTGGTTAGCTTTTCTGCTGCCTCAACATCCCCTGATTCTTGAGACATCCTGCTACTCCTTGGTGACGGTGATGCCAAGCCTTCCTACGAGGGTATGAACCATACCGCTGATGGCGTCTAGTTTAGTGTCAATGGCCTTCAATGCATCGTTTTTTGCGTAGTTCTCGGCTACATAGAGCTTTAGTGCATCAAGCTCTGACTTGGTTTTCCAGTGGGACACAGTCACCCAGGTAAGCCAGATGACGGCTATCGGCGCTATAAGCTTGAATAGGCTTTCGATGGCGTCAGGGCTCATTGGATGGTTCCCAGTTGTACGCCGAAGGCTGAGGAAGGTTTGCCGTTCCATTAAGCCATAGCGTTACCCCATCCGAAACGGATTTAACATAAGTGTTCCAATAAGGACCAGGCACACCATCAATGATGGTCTCTCCATCATTCAATGGCCATCCATCCTCGATGGCTCTGAATTCTCCGTTTTGTGATACGGCATAAAGCATAGACATCACCTTTCAAAGATATAGCCGAACAGGCCAATATTTGCATTTCCACTAGCTCCGCCTGTTTGATATGCAATGGCCTGCGATGAAATAGGGCATTCGGATGTAACGGGTGAGCCAACACCACTTGAAGCCGGTATCGACAAATACAGACCGGAAGTCGTAGTCATGGCAACCGACATATTCACCGCCGTTGAATTATTAGCTATGCGAAGCATCCCCATCGTAGCCGTCGAAGGAACTACTCCTGACAGAGATACGGAGGTCGGCGTAGTAGCCGTACCATTACTCAACACAGAGAATATGCCTGCATTATTTCCGGAAAGATAAAGCATCCTTCCTTCAGAATGAAGGAATTGCCAAATATTGCTCGATCCATCGGTCAATATGGAACCAATATATCTCCTTGTTGTATCGCCAGTTTTTGCCCTAGCCGTGCCCTGATATGGCGATGCGGGCGCAGTGGTGACACACTCAATCGTTGGCGTACCTGCATTGTCAAATAGGTAGACGTGATAGAACGTCGATGCGCTTAGCGAAAGGCTGGACAAGGTAAGCGTCGAGCTAACAACCTCAAGCTTACCGGTCGATGGAATAACAGCCGACCCCGTTCCTACGCTGATCGACGTGGCGCTATTCCAGACGAGCTTTAGGCCGCTGATGTAGTCCGTGGGCAGCGGAATATCCGCTGATACAAGCGCGCGGAACGTAGGCGCAGCAGAGGCGCCAGATGTCGGACCAGCTAGAACGAGATTGGCACTCTGATTGGCCCAAGCAAGCGTGAGCGTTCCTGAACCGGTTACCGGTGACCCCGTGATGTTGAACTGCGCCGGGGCTGCAAGTCCTACGCTGGTCACTGTTCCTGTATTCGCCGCAACCCAGGCCGGCAAGCCACCTGAGACGCCTAGAACTTGTCCCGTCGATCCAACGCCAAGCCGAGTTGCTACACCGCCAGCGCGAATCTCGATGTCGCCGTTCGTGATCATCGGTGAAAGGGCATTATAGGCAGCGTTTGCTGTCGTCTGCCCCGTGCCGCCGCGAGCAATCGAAAGCGCGCCCGTCCATCCCATGGTGATCGAAGTGGCTTTCAGGAGTGCGCTAGCGGGCGTTCCGCCTAGCGTAATCGTGACGTTGGTGTCGTTGGTCGAAGTGAGCGCTTGACCCGAGCCGATATCTGAAGCAGGAATTGTTCCCACCGTAAAAGCGCCACCAGCCGTTGATTGCTTGACGTACTGGCCGGCACCGCCCGTGGCCGAGAGATTGGCTCCCGTACCGCCATACTGAACTCCAACCAGTGAGCCATTCCATGTTCCCGTGGTGATCGTGCCTAGTGTCGTAATCGATGTCTGGCCGGCATACGTAGCCGCGATATCGACGCCAATCGACGCGCCTGAGCCATCGCCACCCGTTATAGTGGTGCGGTTGGCAACGCCCACGACGTCAAGCGTGTGCTGCTGCGATAGGCGTCCCTTGGCATCGAAGGCAAGCCCATAGAGGCGTCCAGATGTACCCGGCGTTACGTCCGATAGGTCAAAAGTGACCTGCCCACCGGCATCCGTTGTCAACGTCACATTAGACGAAGGTATAAGAGCGCTTGAGATGGTGTAGAAGCTTTTTGCGCCAGAGCTATCGGTTCCGTAATAATACGTGTTCCCAGGCGCATCGATATCGCCAACAAGATTGAGCGTCACCACATTGGGCAAGACGCCATTGTTGACGATGGACATCGTGCCTAGAACTTGGCCTGAATTCCCACGAGGAGGAATGTTCTCAGGCGTCCCATCGGGCGATCCAAGCTTCTCCGAAATGATCGTGATGTCATTCAGGAGTTCGGCATTGTCAGGACCGCCAGAGTCTTGTTGAAGGTTGTTCCAGTAATTCCACCATTCACGCGTAGGCAAACCGCCCGTGCCAATCACGAGCGCATTAGGCATGGGGATGGGGTATTTAACAGCCATCAAGCGGCGCCAATGGCGAACCACATAAAGGGTACGGGTGACGTAAATACAGCATTCGTTTCGCCGAAATCGTCACTATCGAATTGCACAGTGAAGGAGCTTGCGGAATTGGAGGTTATCGCAGGAACCGGGAGCTGCTGGCCAACACATACCGAGTTGCTAGTCGGCATCACGCCCACATACACAGCCGGTGCGCTAAAGGCTACGCCATAGGTGACGGCAGTAAATACCTGCCTAAACCCCGTTGTCGGAGCACTTCCCGTTCCCCACTGAATCTTCATGGGGCCAAGCGTCAACGCATTGCCAGTCTGCTCGATAGTTGGAATATTGAGCGAAGAAAGCGCCTGCCATAGCACTAGGGTGCCATCCGTACCAAGGATGTAGCCATTAAGGCCGGTCGGGTCGGGGACTTGACGAATCGCATCCCAAAGCAGATTTGAGCCATCGTTCGTCAGGAAATCGCCAGTCACTAGCGAAGGAATCACTAGGCCAGGGTCAGCGCCAGATTGGACGTTGTTCAAGGTTTGGATGGTCGTTCCGAGCGCATCCTTGAGAACGCACCCATAGACACCCGATCCCCAGCAATCATTGGAAGGACGGCCAGCGGCATCAAGAGGAAGCGGGTTAGGGTTAAGCACCGTCAATCCGGGATCGCTATAGGTGTTCTTGAGCGTCGTCAGATCGGTCTCATAGAACGTTACCGCGCCGCCCGCATTGACAGTGCCGTCATCGAGGAAGAATTGGACGAATTGGCCGAGCGGTCGAAAACTTGCCATGGTGATTCCTTATTGGGCGCTCTGTTGTGCCTGCATCATATCTGCTGCGGCTTTCAAATCCGGGTCGTTCTTTTCCTTGGCCGTCGTCCTCAGAGCGGTGATCGTTGGACCAAGAACTGCGGTTGGCGCATTTGCCTTGGTAGCCAGAAATTTCACGAACGTTGGATTGGTCATGAGGCGACCAGCAAGATTTGCCCCACCCATTCCAGTGCCAATGGCAGCAGCAGTTCCGGGATGGCCCGTTAAAAGCGACATGACGAGCGCCCCCACCGTCCCAAGCTGAGCGCTTGCGGCTCCCGTTCCGGATGGATTGGCAAGATATTGCGAACCCTCCTTGACATTGCTAGCGACCTTGGCAATCGAGTCCATATCTTTAGAGAAACTTGGCCCGTAACGATCAAACAGAGTAGACCGGGCTTGCGGACTCAGCTTGTTCCAATTAGTCAAAAACGTACCCATGTTGAAAGCATCACCTGACGCATTTTGCTGCCCCGGATTGGCCTTCCCAAGCCGGTTAATGACTGCTGCTGTCAGCGTCTTTTGCTGGTCCGGCTGCAAACTCTGCATGACAGACTTAAGCGTTGAGGCGCCATCCTTCGTTCCTGACATGGCAGCATTAAACACAGCCTCGGGACCGCCATTCTTATCGACTACGCTAGAAAGCGTGTCGATCCTATTTTGACCGGCGCGATAGTAGTTGTTGGCACGATTCCATGCCTGCATGGCATCGTCACCCTGTGACTGAGCCGCGCCCTTAAGATCGCTAGAAAGAGCACCATAAAGCGCTTGCCACTTTGATCGAGGCACGTCGCTTGAAAGAGAGAAGTCACTCAGTTGATCACCAACAAGCGTCCGAAGCTTTTTGACAGCCTCATAGGGAAGCTTGTTATCCACCATGCTTGACGCGACATCTTTCATTGCCTGATTCTTGTCGATCAATGGCTGCGGCTGGAATGTCTGCGGATTCTGAGGGGCACCAGCAGCACCACCAAGGCCAATTTGGCTCGCATTTGCTTGATCCGCTGCCGCCTGTCCAGCTCGATTAGAGGCCTGGATTTGTGCATTCTGCGCATCAATCTGAGCCGCCCTCGAAGCCATGGCCTGCTGAACGTCAGGCCTAGTCATCGCCGCCTCAACGCTTCCAGTATCCGCTTTTAGCCCATTCTCAATGCCTAGAATCTTGGCATTCTGGAATAGCTTTGACGTGTTTGGCGCACCTTGGATCAACGCGTTAAGTTCTGGAAGAAGCTTTTGAGTGTTACTAATACCGATACGAGTATCAGAGGGGATAAACTGATCGAGCTTGTCGTAAAGTTGGCCTGACTGATCCTTGAATCGGTCAACAAAACCGTTGGGGCCAGTAATACCGCGAGAAATTGCTCGGCCCGCATCGCCAGTATCGACATTTGGTGCAAGCTTATTGGCCTGATTCGTCAGGCCCTCAGATACTTGATCGGCCTGCTGTTGAGCAGCCGTTTTCATCTGAGTAACAGCTCCAGGCGTTTTAGCGAGAAGTGATTCAACGCCTCGGGCAATAGGCCCCTCCGTTGCCTGCCCAACGGTCGGCGTAGCGCCAGCATTCGCAAAGTCGGCAATATTCTGTGCTACACGCTGGCGACCAGCTGCGCCACCAACAAGGGCGGACTGCGCCACCGATCCAGCCAAGCTGGGAGCAATCGGAAGCGCACCACCAACAAGACCAGCAGCAATTTGACCAACCGGGCCAGCGCCTAGGTCTTTAGCCCCTTGTGCGGCAGATGATCCAGTGACTGCCGATGCTAGCTGCGTGCCGGGATTAGCGGCCAACGTCGAGCCAACACCAGCCACTACCGGATTGGCTGCGCCAGCAGCAATGTTGCCAACGCCGATGCCCGTCAATGTTCCGCCAATGCCACGGCTAATGGCATCGCCATAGCGCTCCCCAGCATTCTGAGGCGCGAAATCGATGTTAGGAGCAGCCTTTTGGGCGTAGTAGTCGATGGACTGTGCGCCTGTTCCTAGCTGCTGATCAGCCGGCAACACGGCATTTAGACCAGCACGGATGGGCGTCGCCAGCAGATCACCAAGGCCAATCGCACCCTCTGCCACCGCCTTACCGGTACGTACGGCTGCACGTCCAAGCTGCTCACCAAAGCTCGGAGGCTCAAGCTGGTCAGCTGTAGGCCGGACCACAATGTCATCAGGCCGGATAGCGGAAGGACCCGTCTGCTTGTCGAACTGCGCCTTAGCCTGAGTGCGCGCATTGTCGTCAGGCAGCTGAGGCGCAACGACCTGTTGAAAATACTGCTGGCGCGCCGCTTCCTGCTGCTCAGGCGGCAATGCCTGATAAGCAGGATTCTGAGTGACCTGAATCCACGACTGCGCCATTAGCCGCCACCCCACAGATGCGAGAAGTCTTGCTGACCTGCGGGCGCCGTATTCTGACCCGGAAGATTGGGCGTAGGCGCCATTTCTTGCTGAGGCGTCTGCTTGGCCGTCGTTCCGCCCTGCGTGCCATTGCCAAAGCGAGACATATTGTCCCGAATGGCATGGAGTTGCTGAAGAGAGCCTAGGCGTTGGTTATGAACGTCATTGCGCAGAACCTGGGCAACAGTGCTGAACTGACCCTTGGATAGATCGGCACGAATGAGACTCAATGCTTCTTCCATGGTGCTCACAGGGGTACCACCAGCGCCAGTGGCGCCTGACATGATCTTGGCATAGTCAGCGGCGACCGGGATCAGGGCGGCACGAAGCGCGGCCACGTCCTGATCACCTGACTCAAACTCACCCGTTTGCAGGAATCGGTTGATTGCAGGTGAACGAGTACGGTCAACAAGATCGCTGATCTTTTGCGCTTGATCCAAGTTGTTTAGGAACGCATTTTCTTGCCCAGCCATGGCATCTGCGCGCTTCTGATAGGCGTTAAGACTTCCCTGAAGCGCCTTCTGCTGACCTCCACGAGTAGAAAGCTCAGCAGGTGTCACACCACTAGCTGCGGCCATATCTGCCGCGTGATTCATGATGGCTGTGCGCTGCGCCTGCCCCTGGCCACCTCGACCAATAGGAGGCAATACGCCAGTCAGCATGTAGTTGACCGTGGCATTTTCCAGCGCGCCAGGACTCAAGTCAGACGACTGAGCGTTGTTCATACCCGAAGCGCCCAAGACCATGCCCTGAAGTTGCTCAGAGGACGCGCCAAGCGATTTCGCCACGTCGATGCGCTGCTGCCATGAATTCGTCTTAGGGGCTGGAGTCCCAACTGCAAGACGCATGCCGGAGACACCTGCGCCACCGTTCGGGTTTTGCAGGTGCACATGATCACCCTCATCAATCGGCTGTAGGCCGCGCGCCTTGGCGTCTTGGATGAATTGGGCCTTCTGATCAGGCGGAATAACCACATCAGCAGCCGTTCCGCTCAGGTGCTGGCTATTCGGAACGCCACCGACTTCGGCATTGTGTTCAGGCGACCGAACGCCGCTAGTGATCGTGGCGCCGTATTTGGATGAAAGATCGTTTACCGCGTTGTAGAAGTCAGGCGAAGCCATGCCATTAGCAGGAGTGCCAGAGCCACCAAGCGAAACAATCGACCCCTGACCACCGCCATGCGGGTTAACAGCCACGAGGGCTTTCTCGCCATTCGGGCCAATCGGAGCCTGATAGAACTTGTCGCCTGCCTGATTATTGTAAAGGACTGCGCCGGTATCCTTGTTGGCTAGTACCGATCCAGGGGTGAGCGTGGTCGAATTGACCGGAAGGCTTGCAAGATGTGCCTTGACTGCCTGGAATCCAGGCTGTGCCGCATTCACATCCTCGGGAACCTGCGAGATATCTACGCCACCCAACTGAGCAAAGTAGGGACGCGCTTGCGCCCAGGCCGCCTGCTTGGCTTGCGGAGTCGTTTGGCTTTCCACGAAGTTAATAGCGCCGTTCATGCGACGATATTTGGCATCATCAACGCCCTGAAGCGCCGTCGCCTTATCCGGATCGATAGCTGCTAACTGCTGGTAAGCAGACTGATCGCCCGCAACGACCTGAGGCGCCAATCCTCGTGCGGTCTGCTGATCAGTTTGAGCCTGCTGAGCCTGCTGCAATGCAATATTGCCCATGGCGTTCTGGCGAGCCGTCTGGACGCCTTGCTGCACCGCATTAACGATATTGGGCTGCTGAAGCGCTCCGGCCACATCATAGATATTGGCCATTAGTAGCCTCCACTCGCCGTCGCGAAGTTAAATGCGCCACTGGCTGGCGTGGAACTGCCAAGGCTTCCATAGCTGTTGATGTTGCCGCCAAGGGAATAGCTGCTAGTCGATCCACCGGCAGGAATAGGATTCTGCCCGTAAAGCTGACCAAGCTGACCCAGAACGTTTCCATAGGCATTTGCTTGCCCGACCGTCCCGGAAGCCTGAGCCTGCCCGGAGTTCTGTAGGTATCCGCCTACAGAGTTGGCGTTGTTCTGGCCGAAGTTAGCCAGCGAAGTAGCTGCACCCAAGCCGGTATTAGCCAACCCCGAAATCTTGTTCCAGTAGTTGTTGGCGTATTGCGTGGCGAGGCCCTGGCCCAAGGAAATGCGGTCAGCATCAGCACCTCCACCCCAAAGGTTGCCCTTAGAGGCTGCGCCAGCGTCAAGCGACTTGGTGCCCTGCTGCACGGCGAACTGATAGTCCGGCGAATTGGTGAAACCTGACGTGTCGCCGTTTAGATAGGCCTGCTGAAGGTTAAGCGCGTTCGCCCCAGCTCCCATATAGGGGCTTAGGTTCGTTTGAGCCTGTTGATAGCGCTGATTCTCTGCGGCAATCGCGGCGTTATTGGCCTTTGACTGTGCATCAGCCGCATCGCTTGCGGCATTCGCGCTCATAACTCCACTGGCTACAGCGCCGCCTGCGATGATTGCGGCGCCCCAAATTTCCGCCAGTCAGCCTACATTCATAATTTTCATTATGAAGCCTCCGTATAGGTCCAGCGGAGTCCGCCAGCTTGTTGATATTTCCCAGCCAATGCCATTCGCAGAGTCTTTCGATCTACGCCATGTTTTCGCTGAGCCTCAATCTGAGTAAGGAACACTTCGCCAGTGTCTAAACACATGAAAGGCTTGGCCCATCGCCGAGTCTGGCCTTCCTTGATGCGTCGATACGTTGTTTCTAGATCGCGGTTGTGATGCTGCTCAGTAAAAGTCGCAACACGGCAATTGTCGGGCGAATAGCCCTTTGAATTGTCGATGCGATCAATCGTCAGGCCACGCTTCCAGCCATTATCAAGGAAAAACTGAGCGAAGTTAGGCCACCAAAGCCACTCTTCGCAAACTCGAATTCCCTTGTCGTAATAGCGGTGAGAATCTTCCCGATCCATCGGTGAGCAACGCCGAAGCATGGCGCGCCAAACAAGATAAAGATGCGGATGCTTCGTGACGAAATACTGCGAAGGATATTTGTTCATAACAGCTCCCCATTGGGTCCGAGTTTGTAGAAATGGCTTACCCATACCATTCTACCACTCTCTGGGGAGTTGCCAATACCATCCAGCGGATAGCGAGAATGAAACAGCGGCGCTTGGAAGATCAGTGCCCGGTTGTACTCACCTCGCACATAGTCTAGCTGTACCCACTTATCGGGGTCTCGCGAAACCATGTCCTCTTTCAGTTCGTCCAGAATGCCTTGATCATGCATTTCTGCGAACGAAGGCATCGTCTTGAGGCCAGTTCTCTTGTGCATGTAGAAGGCGGTTCCGCTATAGTCGCCATGCTCAGTCAGATAGGCAACACAGGTATGGTTGCCGGACTCGCGATCACTGTGGATATAGGCCTTTTCCATGCCGACATTGGTCGAGCGGAAAAACATGGAGTTTGGGACCACGATCCCGCCCATGGCGCGCATCAGTGCAGAGACCATGAGCGAGTGATCGCCCCAAAAGCCCATGCCTTCGTAGATGGAGCTTCCAACCTCACCTTTGTTGGGTAGCCACGTGCCAATGCCAGCGGCAAGCGCTGACTGGCGTACCCTTTCCGGGTCATGGCAGAAGTTGTCAATGACGAGATAACTCATCCCACGGTTCCTTGCACAGCGATCACTGCGCCTAGTAGATCACGCTTGCGAGGGCTTGAGCAGCGGATGCGATAGACGCGATGCCGGGAGCGGCCTTGGCGGGTGAAATAGGGCCTTTCTTCATACTGTCCGACCAAACCAATCGGGTGCTCATCCCAATTGCCCCATGTGTTGCCGCCATCGTCCGAATATTGGATGCGTACGAAGTCATCCGGGTTAGACATGGGCGTAGATTCCTGGCCAACCTGCATGAGAAGCTCCATGCGGGGCACAAGGAAGATGTTTTGGTTGTCGACGATCACGCCCGTAGTGCGCTCGGAAATGAACTCCTGATCACCCTCAAGCATGTAATCCCAATCGACCTCCCAAAGCGTGCCGGTCTGGAAGTCGCCCGCGTACCATTTGCCATTCCAGAAGGTCATGGACGACGGACGCCAGCGATGCAGCCCATAGGAAGCCCTGCGGCTCCATTCCTGAGCCGACACGTCATAGCCCCAAGTCGTACCATCGGGGAACGTCCAGTAAGCCACCTTGTGGCCTGCGCTCTCCCAAGTGAAGGCGAACGCCTGATCCCAATTGAGGTCTTTGATCGCCTGTTCGATAGGGCGTGTCGAGATGCGCTGTGGCGAATAGCCATTGAGGACGTAGAAAATCCCGTCATCGCCGAGCCAGTAGATCGTATTGTCTAGATTGACGACGGTGTAGCGGCCACCGCACCCACGCTGCAAGCTGATGCGCTTGGTTCGGAAAGGCTGTTCCGCATCGCCAGAATCGTAGAAAAACTCCGTGGAGCGCGCTGAAAACAGCACCAAATCCGTGTTAATCACGGCTAGCGACATAAGAAGGTCGGGCGACACCTCGGAGGTAAAGCGGTCCAGCGTGTTGTATTGCGTCGCGTCAGCCGCTGCCGAGTTGAAGGCGAAACGGCGTGCTGGCTCGATCTGGATTAGGTAGCTATCCATGAAAACGGCATTGATAGCGCCCGGATAGCCGGGATCAGTGATGCGCGTCAGGGTATTGGCCTGTGTGTCGAACACATAGCCAGCCGTGCCGTTGACAATCAGGAGTTGATTGCCGACCGACTGCTGATTATGGGCGAACTTGACCACGCCAACGCCAGGAATGACGCCACGATTGACCGTCCCGAAGCTTTGGGTGACTTCCCACAGCGTCGTGCCAGCCACCATGAAGAAGCGGCCCTCGCAGTTATACGTGCCCCGGACCGGGCGCGTGCCGACATTCAGGATTTGCCGTAGACCAGGAGGGGTTTCGAGCTTTGTCCCCGTTCGCGTTCCCGCCTTCTCAGCCTGCGTCGGAAGCCAGTTAACACAGTCCTGTACGGACCATGGGCGCGTCTCGTCCGCGTAAAAGCCGCCGACCACGGGAACGGGGACTGTCTTCATATGTTATCCAACATACCAAGATTCGCCATTCAAAGTTCGACCGTTCTTGTAGCTCGGAGTAGGCACAGACAAGATCGGCTGAATCGGAGTTGCCACAGCCACGTCACGCAGTAGATCAGCCATGCCCGTGACAGCCATGCCTTGCACAGCCGGAAGCGGCGTCACGCCGTACTCAGAGGCCAAATTGACCGCCAAGTTATAGGCAATCGCCTGCGTCATTTCATCGGCCAGCGGTAGGTCATCCGATGGACTGGCCACAGGAGACCAGCCAAGCGCCGTGCCGTCAGCCTCAATGCGCGCCATCATGCCATTCAAGGCATCAATGCCGGTCGCCATGTCCGTCGCCTTGACGGACTGCTGAGGGTCGATGACTTGGATGAGGCGCAAGGAACGCGCAATGAGGTTTTCGACTTTCATTAGCTAGATGCCATCAAGCCAGCCGTCTGAAGGGCCGCAAGCAGCGCATTATGGGCGTTGGCAGCAGCAGTAAGGTCAGCGAAAGGAACCGCTGAGTTAGCGATGTGAGCTGCCTGCTTGACGATACCTGCCGTGGCCGTGGTGGCATTCGGAACGGTCGAACCACCGACAAGATCGCCGATGTCCTGAATCGTCACCGACGCCTTACCGCCATTGTTCTGCGATGCGTAGAGCTGAGTTGCGAGGGAAGTCATATGTGTCTCCTATGGAGGAAGGGAGCCTTTCGGCCCCCTTCCTTGTTTAGCCAGCGCTTTCAGTCACAACGCCAGAATCATTCCAGAGCTGGCCAGCAACAGCCGGATCAGAAGTCGGCAGGTCACTCATGAACACGGGGTTCGGAATGACAGTGCCAACCCCAATGGGAGCAACCCACCACGCGCTGTTAGAGCGATCAGCCACATTCGGATTAGTGATAACGGGAGCAGCCATCTAGATTCTCCTTAGGCCGGGGTGAGGTCGGACGGGTCATTAGCAATACGAGCCGCCCATTCGGGACGGAGCGCGCCAAAGCCGTACATGATGTCGAAGCGGGTCAGGTTCATGTCGTTCACGAGGCTGGAACCCTCGGTCACGCGCATCGAGACGCCTTCAAACTGGCGACGCGAGGTCTTCCAGCCCGACAGTTCCGGCAGATCGACGGTCACGAACGCGAAGGCTTCCGGACGATAGGCCATGGAGCCGCCGTAGGTCTCGCCAGCCGCTTCAAGAATCGTCACAGCACCGGAGTTGGTCGGATAGCCCGTCACGTTCTGCTCAGAGCCGCTCACGGTCAGCGCCGGGTAAATCTGGATATCACCAGCGCCACCCGGGAAGTCGGCCGTCACGACGAACTGACGCAGGTAGCCGAGGCTTGCCTTGGTCTGCGGATGGACAGCCACAGCGCCCGCGAAGGTGATGATGGAACCCTTCGTGATAGCACCCGTACCGGTCTTGAGGGTGATGGCCGAGCCGCTCTCGGTTGCGCCATTGACCTGATAGTTAGCACCCGCGCCGTTGACATGGATCGGGGAGACTGTCGAGCTATTCCAGTCGAAACCGGAAGCGCGGCCCATGACGCCGTCTTCGTACTGCACATCCAACTGCTTCTGCGAGTTGAACAAGCCAGCCAGGGCCGGGACGATGGTGGTTTCCGCCGACGAGTTGGTCAGCATCTTCATGGTGGACGGACCTGCGCCGTTGTCCATGATGAGCTTGCGAGCGATGTTCGCGTAGGCCAGCTGAGTCCACTGCGCCGAACCGACACCCGTCTGATTGGGGATCGAGTCGAATGCGAGCTGCTGGACCTTGGCCTCAACGGTCACAGCCAAGTCAGCGACCTGCTGCGACAGATAGCGACGGTCGAATTCCTCGATGTCGAGTGCCAGTTCTGCCGAGGTGTACTGAACCGAGAAGTTCAGCTGATCGATGATCTTCACTTCGCGGATGATGGTCTGCAACGGGGCGGGCTGAGCCACGCGACCGGAGGTAATCACCGCATGCTGCGGCACCGGGACGCGCAGGGTATCGCCGATGGCGGGCGCGCCTTCCTTGAACGAGGAGTCGTAGGTGCGCGGAATGGTCTTGATGAAGGAAAGGGCTTCGCTGAAGCGCATCAGAGCGCGATCAGCAATCATATCGGTAGTAAGCAGCTGGTTAGCCATATCGGTTCCTTGGAAGGTGGTGGAATCGCTAGCCACCACCCCAAGGGCGAAGGCTTAGCGTTTACCCGCCTTGCGCCACGCTGCAATGCGTTCTGCGGTACTCAGGTTCGGATCACCGATATCAACCGATGGCTTGCCTGAGCCGCTGACCGTCTTGGGAGGCGGAGGGGCGGACGTCGTACGTTTCGGCAAGGGCGCAGGCGCGGGGGCAGGAGCGTTCGCTGCTTCGGGCTGCGAGCCACCTTCAAACTTCTCCGCCAACTTGGCCAATTCGCGCGCCTTTTGTAGCGGCGACAGGCCATTGATGCGCTTGGCTTCCGCGAGGTTCTCGCTTAGGTAATGGGCAATGTCCAGGTCATGATCGTCACCCATGAACATGTCGGTCAGCGGCTTGAATGCCGGGTCCGTGTTCAGTGGTGATTCCACGATGTCCTGCCATGCGCCATCGCCTGCACGTTCCTCAAAGGAGTCAATGCGGGCTTTGAAGCTTTCGGCAGCTTCGGCACGTTTCCGATTGGCTTCGGAGGCTTCGCGATCTGCTTCGCGCTGTTTGAGCTTCTCATCGACAAGGTAATCGGTGTACTTACCGCTGTCGAAGTCGAAATCTTCCAGAGTCTTCAGCTTGGGCTTTTCCGGCTCAACCGGTGCTTTAGGCTGGGTCTGCTGAAACTCGCGGAGCATCGCTTCACGCGTCCGGGCCTCGGTTACTTGCCGTTCCCGTTCCAGCCTTTCCTTCATCCAGCGAGGTAGGCGCTTTTCACTGCGCTGCTGCTGTGAGGCCGCGTCTGGTGCGTCGTCTTTCTCCCCTTCCACGGGGACCGCAGGTTCTGCGGCTGCTACAGGCTCCTTTTCGACCTTCGGCGCGACCTTTTCAGGCTTAGCTTCCGGTACAACCAAAGTTGCCTTGTAACTCGTGTCGGTTGATTTCAGCTGCGGCGCAGCTTCCGTGGTGACGGCCACGTTGGTTTCGGTGATCATATTATGCCCTTTGGGTTTGGAGTCAAGCGTCTACAGCATGATTAGAAACCGCCTTGGTAATCCCCCGTATTGACCTGCAACGGTGTTTCACGTGGAACAACTGTGCCGATAGGCTGAGCCGGAGCCATGGGCTGCAATGCCTGAGCGTTCTGGATCATCGTCTGATGACCGTCTGCCTCATGGCCCGGAATCTGGCTGATCTTCTCGGCGGTATCAGCCTCCGTCTTCTGGATGTCTGCCTGCTGCTTGGCCTGGATATCCTGAGCGCGGGAATGAGCCAGCGCGGCTTGGCCAAGATGATGCTGCGCCTGAGCCATCTTGACCGGATCGGGCTGTGGCGGCGGAGGCGGCTGATCACCCTCACCCGGAGGCAAGATGCCCGCATTGACAAGCTGCTGGCGTACGGCTTGGACGTACATGTCGATACCAGGCACATCCAGCGACTTGAACAGCAGGAATTGGCCAATCGCGCCAATCGGTCCAGGCGTCTGAGCCAAGGTCTGCCCAAGGTCTGCCAGCTCCATGCGAGCCGTGTCGTAAGACTTACCGACCGTGCAAACCACATCGAATCGACCACGCGTTAGGTCGTTCTCCACGTGAATCTGGCCATCTTCGCCCAAGACGGGGTGATTGACCTTCACGTAGTCCTCAGCCATATCCTCGCCAAGAATGCGAATCGTCCGCTCGGCATCGTAATAGTGTGGGATGGCATCCACTAGGATTTCGCCCAAGCGCTTGAGCGCCTTGACCTGATTGTCGATATAGACGAAGTTGGCCGTATCCGCCTGACTATTGCGGGCCATGATGGCGCGGCCCGAGGTCTCATTCGACTGAGCGCCCAGCGAGGCATCAAAGACACCAAGGGTGGCCTTCATCTCGTCGCCAGCGATGTTCGCTAGGCCGATAAGGGCCGTAGGCATCTGCGCCATAGGCTCGCGGCTAGGAGAAGCGCCAGGAGCCTGTGGATCATGGTTGTACATGAGCACCGGAGGGTCGTCGTAGCCCATGCGCTCGTAGTAGCTTTCCAGCCCCTTAATCATGGCTGGTGTAGCCTTGAGTGGGCTATTGGGAAGCTTGGCGACTACCTCAACGAGCGTGGACATCTCAAAGTTGTGGATCATCTGCGAGTCACGACCGAAACGGGTCATGCCGCTGTAAATCTGCTTGCCTTCGATGACCACCAAATCGCCCCACTGCGGCACAATCGGGATCATCGTGCCGCCCCACTTTGTCGGCTCCTCAAGCTTGCCAGCGCCATAGACAAGGCAGGAATAGACGCAGTTCGTCTCCACCTCGCGGATCATCGGCTGACCCTTGGCGTCCGTCTTGATCGTGACGGGTTGCCACTGAGGCTGACCGGTCTGTGGATCAATGGGAGGATTGGCCATCTCATCTTTGATTAGGTCAAACTCATCGGCATTCACCACGCTGCCATCTGACAGCATGTAGATCGTCCTGGCCTCCGGCTCGGTATACCAATACTCGGCAATACGAACCTCGTCCTCATTGAACCATTCGCGGTCGTATTGATCCGTCGCATTGGTTACATCGAAGTCGATGGGGTCAACCTTGGGCCAACGTTTCTTGAACTCAGACTTTGGAATCAGTTCAGTAATGAACCAATAGCGGGCGTCCGACCGGTCGAACTCGCGCGCAGACGGGTCACAGAACACCGTCATCGGGTCCATCACGTTCTTGATGATCAAGCGCTGGTCAAAGCTATCGCCCGGCTCGTAGTCGGCAATGACGCGCAGCGCACCCATGCCACCACCGCAAGCCCATTGAAATGCCGTGTCATAAGCATTCTCAGCCGATGACTGAACCTCAATGTTCTTGATCAGGCCGTTGTAGATGTCGGCCACATCCTTGTCATTGTCCTCAACGGCGCGGACCTTGATGTTCGGCTTGTTCTTGAGCTGCTGACCGGTGACGCGGCGAATGAGCTGGCGAATCCGGTTGAACTCGTAGTTCGGCTTATTGCGGCGCTTGGCCGTCAGATGAACGTCCCACTGCTTGCCCGACTCAAAGGCGAAGCGCATGTCCTCAACGCACCGACGTCGTTGCTCCGTATCGAAGTTGAAAGCGTCCTGGGCGCGCTCAAGCATTTGCTGCGTCCAGCCGTCCCTTTCCTTCTTGGTGACGGCTTTGGTTGAATCCTTTGGCTGATAGGTCTTTTGCTTGGCCATAATCAGCCTCCGAATATGTCTACGCGCTGGCCGAAGCCGTGATGGGTGAATTGGGTTGTCATGCTAAGTTCTGGCGCTGAGTATACGGGAGCGACGGGTTCAGCGAAGGTCAATACTACTGCGTCCCACTCGTCGGGAGACGGAACGCCTCGACGTCGCATGTCCTCTTTCTTCTCCATACGGAGTCGAGTATTGGAGTCGTAGCTGTAGCCGGGTCCGCAAGCATCGGCCTGCAAGGTGTCCGAATCGGGGATGGAAACGCCAGCAGGGTCTTGCAGCCATTCGTTCGAAGCCATCCACATTTCGGCGCGGCGATTGAGAGGTCCGCCACCTACCTCTCGTCCATCCTCATCCAACTTAGGCGGCTCAAGCGGAGCAGAACCGAAGTTCACGGCCTTCACGATCTCGCCATAGCCCATCTCGATCAGGCGGTCATAGATGCCAGCACCAAGGCCACCGACGTCGATGAACAGGCGAGCGGGCTTCTCGGCGTCGATAACCTGCTTGCACCAGCCAGCCGATTCCATGGTGTCTAGCTTGATGCGCTTCTCAACCTTGGGAATCTTGCGGCCACGACGGCGAGCCATGGCTGATCCATCGTCACCGAAGCGAGCAGGGTCAAAGCCAATAACCAGCGGTCCGGATTCGTCAGCCTCACACTTGCGGGCTCGCGCGATAAGTTCAGGCTTGATATAGCTGTTGTGCCCGGACATCTGGAACGCCTCAGCAGCGGTCGCCGGGTATTCCTGCTTGAACAGAATGGGGTCTTTCAGCTCGGCGATCTTGTTACGCCGCCAGGCCATCTGAGCCATATCAAGCTCGTACATGCCGGCGTACTCACGTTCTTCAGCCGTATAGTCAATCTCGACGTTCTTGCGGTATTCCTCTTGCCAGAACCAGGGGACGAATATGGCGATGAACTCGCCTATCCCGTTCTCAGCGTCGCGCCACTTCTGGTGAAATAGGTTTCCAACGCCGTTCGCTGTGGATTCAAGGATGATTTCAGTTTCATCCGCATCAGGAACAGCCTGTAAGACGCCAGCTGCGTGGGTGTCGGCATGAGGCCAGAAAGCCGCTTCTGAGCCATGGAAGAGCTGGATCGTGGACGAGCGGCCAACCCCTTTAGTCCCAGCCGTGCCGACCTTGTATCCTGAATCCAGCTTGTCGAAGAATAGTTCTTTGGCATTAGCGGCTCCCGTAGATGGTCGAACAGCCTGCGGGCAATGCTCATGGTAGCGGTTGACCATCTCGAACAGGTTCTGGGTCGCTTGGTCCTCGTGGGTGAGGATGAAGGTGCGAATGCCCTTGCGCCAGGTAGAGGAATGGTAGAACCGGGCTCCGACGTATGTTGAGCACCCCTGCTGGCGACCCTTGAGGATCAGCGCACGAACCTTGCCAGTCTCAGACCTCTGCCGCTCCAAAGCCTCGTGGATATGCTCCTGAGCCTTGTTGAATACGAACGGTGCAACCTTCCCCGACTTGGACCGAATCTTGAGACAGTTTCGCGCATAGAAGGCCAGGTCTTCCTTCAGCCTTACTCGCGCTTCCTGTTCACTCAAGGCCATTCAGCCAATCCTCGTGAGACTGTTCTTCAACGCTCATGTGACTTTCGGTCCGGGCAAGCTTGGGAATGTGGTATTCGATCATCTGGAAGTACAGAGATGCCGCATAGCCCGGGTCGGGCTTGACTAGCCACTTCTCGGGATCGGACGAATCACGCTCACCATCGGCAGTCTTCTGGAGCCACTGAGAGACGCTAGGAGCTAGGCCATCTGCAACGTTGGCTATCATCTGGCGAACCTGCCCGGTCGCCTTGTTGGGCGTCCCAGAGGTTCTACCGCCAGTTTTAGGTCGCCCTTGCCCAGCCATTTCTAAGACTCTCTAGTGTAGAAGTCATGTAAAGCTTACTTGTCAGTTTTATCCGGGTCAAATGTCAACTGCCACCACGCCTAGAGATATCGCCTGGTTCAGGCGTGAACATTCGGCTAGCCAAGTTAAGCAGACCTACCACTTCCCACTTGGATGGGCAGTCGCCGAAGCATCCGACCTTAATCTCGCCGTCCTCGTAACCTTCCACGAAGACGAAGGTCTTGACCGGCTCATCATCGCTTCTAGCCTCAAATCTCATCAGCTAACTGCCTAAGCCTACCTGGGATATTGGCCAAACTGACCTGTACCGGGAGGTCGATAACCTTGAGGTCAGTCACTTGTCTCCATCCTTCCAAACCTGGAACTCGTGCCATAGGCAATACATGCCACAGATACCCAGACATAGACCGAAAGTGACCATGCTAGCCATCTCCCATGCCAGTCACGTTAGTAAGCCTTCTTCACGCCAAACTTCTTGGCGATCTTCTTATCGGACTTGTCGTCGGCCTTCTGAGCCTTCTTGACGGCAGACATGTTGCCCTTGAACTCCACACGGGACTTAGCCATGGGGTTCATGGTGGACTTGGACTTCATTTTCATTGGTGAGAACTCCTATCCAATTCGAACAGCTCTTGTGCAATGCGGAAGACGCCGGGAGAGATGACTTGTTCGCCTGGACGTTTTAGCGCCATCTCAATGCAGAATGTCAGGTATTTGGGCTTCATAGGAATATTTCCTAGACATTTGCCGTCAGGATATAAGGTCCGTTAGACACGGGATAGTTTGCCGTAGGGTACAACGGGGTATCCAGCACCGTGAACGAGAACTCAGCGTTGTAGACCTCATCGTTATCCAGCGTCACGGTAGCGAGCAAACCGCCGCAGCCTGAGAAATTGAATGTCACGTCTACCATTGTCTCGCGCTGGCCAGCAGCAATCCTAGCGTTAGACATGAGAATAGCCCACGGGCTTGTCGTCTCCCATCTAACGGAGACGATTGACCGATCTTTCGGGATAGCACCATTGAAGTTCGCCACCACACACCGCTTAGCCATTCGCCGAACGCGAGCGACATTAACCCTCGAAAGGTTGTAGCCAGTGACGTAGGTCCGGGTCGTTCGCCCAAGTTCTTGGCATGGCTCGTCCAAGGGAGGCACCACCTGATTCACGGTAATGGAGACAGTGGCGATATTGGAATCAACGCCGTCAACAGTGGCTTGATACGTGAACGAGTCATTCCCGAAAAAGTCTTCGTCAGGCTCGTAAACCAACGATACGCCATCTACCGAAGCTACACCATTGGATGCAGGCGAGATGATGGCCAGGGAATCAGGGGTTACAGGATCTCCATCACTGGTAATGGCCGGAGTCACCTCAATAGGAGGGTCGTTCTCGTCCATCGTCTCGAAAAGGTCCGGGGAAACAATGGATGCCTGAAGAGGGAAGAGACGGATTTGACCCACATAGCTTAAGGCTGGCCCTGTATCGGTCGGACCTGAACAAGCATAGATGGCCGGAATAACCCCGGCGCTCAATTCGTAGTCGATGGTTGGTCCGGAAGCGCCCGTATACGGCCCAAAGGACTGCAACAAGACATCCCCGGTCAGATTTACCACGTTAAGGTAGAACGGATCGCCATCGAAAGGAGGCGGATCATCGGTAAACGTCGCATCGAAGGACAGAGTATCGCCATCTGAGGCTGGAATTTGATACTCCAATCCCATCTGGTCGAATACCGGGCCATCCGAAAAGTTGTAGGTATACGCGTCGCCATCCCAAGCATCGGTCGGAAGGCTGCTATTGAAGTAGTCCTTCCAATTGGCGTTATCCAACATCAAGTTGCTCATAGCGCCCGCTCGATAGATGCCAGAACTTGGCTTGGCGTGATGTCGGATACTTCATCCGCCTGGATGCAGTGGCTTGGATTCCAGAAGGGCGCAAAAGTGGCCATCTTGGTTATCCCGTACAGGCCTACCACAGGCACGCCCATGGCATCGGCCATATGGACAGCGCCCGTGTCAGGACTGACCACGCAAGCAGCGTCTAGGAAGTAATCAGGCCATGTGCTCGGCGAGCATTGACCAATCCTGTTATCGATTCCTTCCTCCTGGCCAATCGGCTCAAGAGTGCTCAAGGCGCGTTGAGGACCGATAACTCGAACCTTACGACAAGCTTTCAACAGCTCATAGGCAAGGAAAATCCAATGCATGATGGGCCATCGCTTTTCATATCTATCAGCCCAAGGAGAGAGAACGATCACGTCGCCTTTACCTTGAGCGAAAGGTACGCGAACTGGATCAACGCCGAAATGTCTGATCCACGCATGAGTTCGATGGACGCCCCGGTAATCCGGCACTGCTCGTTTCGGTGCCGAGCTGACAAACTTGACCGCCTCAGACTTCACGCAATCGCTATAGACGCGCTTTGCGATGATTGCCGCATCCTCACCTATAGCCAGAAGACCGCCAAGCGCTGGAAGCGCCATGAGGATGTCTCCGGTGTGCTGGGAATGGAGATCAAGTCCGATCACGGCGCCTTACTTGCCCAACTTACGCAACGTTTTAGCGAGTCGAGCGCGACGCCCTTCGACCCCGGGCTTAGTCGCTGCGGCATCAAGCTTCTTGGCCGGAATAGGTTTGCCAGGCTTTGCGCCAAGTTCCTTTCGGAGAGCGCCCTTGTTCTTGGATGTGGCGCCAGCAATCCAGTTCTTAGCCATGTGATTTTCCTAGACAAAGGTATGGTGAACGCCTAGCCATTATACCATATCAAACGGAAAGTCTAGTCAAGTGGGAAGGCATTGTGGATTCGAACCACCGTCCG